CCAGACATGGGAAAAGCCCCGACCAGCGGGGCGAACAGGGGCGGGGGGGTCAGGAGGTGCGGCGCAGGTGCAGCCAGGAGCCAGCCTTGACGATCGTGGCCGTGCCGTTGCTGGCGACCTGCGCCCTCTGCAACGCGAAATTCCCCGCCGTAGATGACACCGTCAGCGTGCCGAACGGCATGGCGGCCATGTTCGTGCCCAAGTTGCTCGGCAGCTGCCGGGTCAGGCTGATGGGCTGTGCGGTGACGTCCTGAGTGGTCGTCTGCGTCGGCCCGCTTGTGCCCCCGGACGTCCACGTCAGCGTGGCGCCCGACGGCGCCGACCAGCCGATCGTGATACCGGTCGTCGAGCTAGCCGCCAGGTTCTGGCTGTAGACGATGTAGGCGGTCAGCTCGTAGACGGCGTTCGCCTCCACCGGCAGCAACAGATCACCGTCGTTGGTCATGGTGGTCGTCGATGCGCGGGGCTCATCGGAGGGCTTCTGCACAGCGAGCGGCAGCATCGAGGTCAGCAGCCCCGCAGTGATTGTCGTCCCCGGAGAGATTGTGGGATACGGCATTTGGTCTCCCTACAGAGCGACGGGGGCGGGTTGATCGACGGTCACCGGGGTGCCCGCGGAATGGGCTTTTACGATGCCGTTCACGCTCCTGGTCACCGTGAATTTCTGCGGGTTCACGACCTCGAGGTTGTCGTAGCGGACCGCAGGGTTGACGTTCGTATTTCCGCTCGCAGCCAGTGAGCGGGTGCCGATGAATGAGGACGTCGAAAGCGCCGTGTCGGTGACGTCTACGTGCCACGCCGTCGGCTCCACGTCGGTCGGCAGCCATGCCCGCGCCCGTAGTGACGTCCCGGACACTGCGAACCGGACGCGCACGAACGTCCCTGCGACGTGCGTGTACCTGGTTGTGTACGAGCCGAGTGACGTCTGCACCGCGCCGACCCGTTTCTGAATCGTCAGAATGATGGCGTTGCCGGTGGTGAATTCCAGCTGCGCCAAATACAGGTTGTCCGAGTCGGTGTAACGGCCGGTCAAATTGCCGACCAGGCTCGCCCCGGTAGCGAGAGCACTCGTGGTGATGCTGCCGCAATACTCGAAATCGGGGACCGTGAAATCCGTGAACGTGCGGCGCGATGCCGCCGTGGTGGAACAGATGTGGCTGCCGTAGCCGCTGCCCACCGCGTAATCGCTCGCGACGCCGCCGCCGGTCGACCACACCTGGCTGGAGTCGGCGGTGCCCCACCCGTTGGACACGCTCCGGCCGAGCGCATCGGACAGCCACGAGGCGCAGGCCGTCGCCGTCCACACTTCGCCGCCCACCCGCAGATCGAACGGGTACTGCGCGCCGGACGTGTTCCATGGCAGGCCGGACGTCGTCAGCACTACCGGGGCAGTCGCAGTACTCGTGAGCGCGGTCGTGAGCTGACACCCGTCCGTGTCCGCTTTCCCGAGGACCGCGTCATCGGTCACGCCTACCGACCACGGGCCGGCGGGGGTGCAGTTGAAGTAGATGTCCCATGCGTATTGGTCGAAGGACTCGGTGTAGCCCTGCACGATCAGGTCGACGTCGCCCGGGGGCAGCCATGCGGGCAGGTTGGTGATGCGGATGAGGTCGCCCTGGTCGACGCCGAGGATGGTGTCGATGAGGTGCGGGGCGGCGGCCAGGTCGACGTGCACGACCGGGTAGCGGGGGGCGTCCCAGGTGCCCAGGTGCAGGCGCCATGCGGCGATCGGCTCGGCCTGGGCGTCGTCGGCGAGGGACAGCTGCACCGAAGTGTCGTAGCGGCCGATGCCGTTCGGCGGGGCCTGCACCGACAGCGGCCCGTCTTCGAGGACGACCCGCGCGGACGAGCCGTCGATGCGCTGCACGGTGACGTCGTTGACGACGTCCGCGTCGTCGTCGAGGGGCTCCAGCGGTGGGGCGACCTCGCCGTCGGCCGTGTAGTTGAGGGTCAGCGACGGCGTCTGGTTGTAGAGGGTGGCGCGGCCGCGGTAGCGCAGCGCGGGCCGTGCCCGGTGCTCCATGAGGATGCCGCCGTCGGAGGCGGCGCCCTCGGCGAGCAGCTCGAGCAGGGCCTGCTGACGCTGGGCGCCCATCTTCTCCTGCTCGGCGATGATGCCCCGCACGGTCAGCGGGACGTTCTCTTCCATGGCCAGCCGCAGCAGCCGCTCGCCCGCTTCCTCTCCGAAGTAGCCGTCGTCGGCGCCGTCCATGACGAGGGTGTTCGTGGCCTGGAAGACGGCCAGGTGCCCGAACACCGTGCCTTCCAGGCCGGCGCCGAACGCCGAGGACACCTTGGTGACTCGCCCCACCGTTCCGGCGAACGAACTTGACTGGAAGACGCCGGTGGCGGAGATGTTCACCCAGGCGACGTCGACTTGGACGTTGCCCCCGTTCTGCCGGGCGTACAGGCGCACACGGTTCTTGCTGCCGAAGAAGTTCGGTGAGCTGCCCGCCGTGGAGTTGATGAACATCAGCTGCGTGCCGTCGGCGTCGAAGGCCTTGACCTGCACGTTGTTCGTCTGGACCTGGACGGTGTAGCGGACTGCGGTGCCGGTGGCGGCCACCTCGAAGAACGTGGCGAGCGAGGTCGGGGCGGTCGGGACGTAGTAGACCATCTCGACCTGCCACGGCCCGGTGCCCGACGCCGGCGCGGGCACCTGTGCCGTCATTGTCGCGCCGGTCTGCACGACGGGCAGGGCGGCCGAGCTGGCGAAGGAGGTGTCGCTGGCCATCTGCAGGCCCGTGAATTTCAGCGGCTGCACGCCGGGGATGGGGCTGTAGGCCTGGGTGGCGCCGGAGTCGTCCTCCATCGGCCAGTAGGCGAGTAGCGTCGGGTCGGAGGGGATGCGGCGACGCAGTGTGGAGTCGAGCGACTTGCTGGCAGCCCCGTAGCGGCGCAGGATGCCGGCCGCTTCGACGGGCACCCAACGGTCCTTGCCGGAGACGTCCCAGCGGGGCGGCCAGGCGGAGATCTCGCCGACGAACCGGTCCTCGCGCTTGCGCACGTCCGCGGTTCCGTTGACGGTCCACACACGGCCGACGGAGTCGGTGAAGCCGGTCGCGCCGTCGGCGAGGGGCCGGAAGTCGGCGTCGGCGACGAGGGTGCCGTCGATGCCGGAGCGGATCTGGAAGCGGGTGCCAGAGCCGATGTACGGCACGCGCGGCGGCGTGAGGGTGGAGTCGGGGACGCCGATACGCACCGGGCTGGTGGTCGACTGGATGCTCGTCGTGCCGGTGCCGACCATGTCGGTGAACAGCTGGGTCCAAGGCCCGGTGATCGAGTCGCCCTGATAGAAGCGGATGGTGTGCCCACTGGCGCCGTTGTCGACGTCGAGGGTGACCCGCAGGACGGGGGCACCGATGAGCTCGACGCCGATGAACCAGCCGTGAGCGACCGCGCCCGAGTCGAGCCAGTTCAGGGTGAGGCCGCCATCGTGGTAGCGCAGCACCCAGGCGCGTTCGGCGGTGGTCTCGCCCCACTTGCCGATGATGCCGTAGCTGCCGGCGGTCAGCGTCATGTCGGCGTCGATCTCCACGCGCACGTCGAGGTCGCCGGTGATGTTCAGCGCGGCCACGTGGGGTGTGGAGACGGTACCGGTGGTGTCGCCGTCGAGCTCCAGGTGGGCCTCGGCGGCGGGCAGATGGACGCGCACCTCGGTGTTGCGGCCGATCTTCCCGTACAGGTCGCTGAGCGGGTTGCCCTGGCTGTAACGGCCGAGGACGCCGGGGGCGACCTTGCTGGCGCCGTTGTTGAACGTCAGCTTGGCCTTACCCGGGTCGGTGCGGGCGCCCTCGTCGGGACGCCCGCGGGTGATGGTCATCAGGTCGCGGGTGTAGACGTCCGCGGTGACGTCTGTCCACACCCCGTCGATCTTCAGTTCTGCCTTGATGTCCAGCGGGCTCTGGGGGAACGCCACTGCCTCGCCTCCCTACCCGCGTCCGAACGCGGTCTCTGTGCTGCCGCGCCCGTCGACGCGGACCATCTTGCGGACCAGCCGCTTGAATTCCTCGTCCGCGCCCCGCACGTCGAACACCACGCGGGTGAGGCCGCCGCTTGCCGCGCTCGCGCCCATGAGCGGCGCCATGCCGGTCGTGAGCGGCGTGGTCGGTTTGGCGGCCGGCGGGTTGACGAGGCCGGCCATGGTGCGGTCGAGGACGTCCCGGTTGTTCTCGGCGCCCTGGGCGATGCCGGGCGGGAGCCAGTGCCCGATCTCGTCGGCCATGAGCTTCGACGGGGAGCCGATGTGCAGGAACGACTTCGCGGCGTTGAGGACGTTGTTCTTCACGAAGCTGGAGACCTTGCCCCACAGCCAGCCGCCCATGCTGCTGATGCCGTTCCATAGGCCGGTGACAACCGCTTTGCCCTTGCTGTACAGCAGGTCGTTCATGCCGACGACTGCCCTACCAAGGCGGCCGGGTAGGCCGCGCACCCAGGCGACCAGCTCGAGGGCCTTGTTGATGGTGCCGGTCTTGATCGCCGACCAGTGCTTGATGATCAGCCCGACGAGGGTGAAGTTCAGGAACGCGTTGATCATCATGTTCTTGGCCCAGACGAGCTTGCCGACAACCCAGTCCCACGCGGCCAGCGTCCACTTTTTGACCTTGTCCCAGTTCGCGTAGATGAGCAGGGCCAGGCCAATGACGGCGGCGATGATCCAGCCGATGGGGCCCATGGCGATCAGCCACTGCGCGGCCATGACCGCGGCCCACGCGACGGCCCGCGCGGCCATCAGCAGGAACTGGCCGGCGGCCGTGATCCCGGCCCAGACGACCCGGGCCACCCACGTGCCGATGGCGACCAGCGCCGACCCAGTCCACGCCGCCGCGGTGGTCAGAGCGGAGGCCACGGCCGAGGCGGCGATGCGTAGGTAGGCCATGATGCCGATGCCCATCATCCGCAGCCACGTGCCGATGACGCCCCACCCGGACCAGGAGATGACCGCGTTGGCGCCGGCCACCACGGACGCGATCGCCGAGTACGTCATCATCGCGCCCTTGACGATGAGCACGGTGGCGGCCAGGCCCATCAGCGTGTACGCGAGCGGCTCGAACACGGCCTGGTTGTTCATGGCGAACTGGATGAACGTCCCGGAGACGGCGGCCAGTTTCACGACGGCCTGCCGCTTGAAGGACTCCAGCGCCGAGGCGGGAGAGGAGCCGACGGTCTTGGCCATCTTGTCGGCGGCGCCACCCACTTGCCCCAGCGCGCTCACGGCCGCCGATGGGTCAAGGGCGTAGAGCGCGGTGCCCAAGTCCTCGGCCTGGGTGCCGAAGAGCTGGACAGCTGCCTGGGAGCGCTTCACCGGGTCGGGGATTGCGCGCAGCTTGTCGAGGGTGAGGTCCAGGGCGTCGGTTGCCGACTTGCCGCCCTTGCCGATCCTTGTGGCCATGTCGGCGGCGTCCAGGCCGATCGCCTGGAAGCCGGCGGCAGTGCTCTTGCTGCCGTCGACGGCGCGGATGCTGAATTCCTTGACCGCGTCCGCGACGAGGTCGGCGTCCCGGGCGCCAGCCTTCAGGCCCTGCGAGAGCAGGCCGAAGGCCATCTGCCCGTCCAGGCCGAACTTCTTCCACTGGACGCCGTATTCGTTGACGGTGTCCAGCAAGTCGTCGGCCTTGTTGGCGCCGGTCTGGAAGCCGCGGGTGAGGATGTCGAACGCCTCGTCGGCGTTCTTCGCCAGCCCGGTCTTCAGCATCTGCCCGACCGCGGCGGTGGTCGGGCCGACCTCCTGATCGAACGTCTCAGCCAGGGCCAACGCCTTGGTGGTGACGCCCTCCAGCCCGCCCTTGGCCTTCGAGACGTCGCCGATGTTCTGGTAGACGCCCCGGATGGCCTCGTTCACCTGCTCGGTTGACTCGCCCCACGCGTTGGCGTACACGTCGGCGGACACCTTGGACAGCTTCGCTGCCTCGGCCGGGCCGATGCCCAGCTGCGCCTGCAGCTTCGCGTTCGCGGCTGACATGTCCATCGACGCGGCCACACCCACGCCGAGCGCGCCGGCAACGCCCGCGGCGATACCGGTGGCGGCCTGGTCGAACTTCTCCTTGACCTTGCCGAGGGTCTCCGAGACGCGTTCGCGGGCAACGAGGTTGAACACGAGCGAGGTATCGCTCATCACGCCCCCTGTGGTCAGGGGGCGGTCAACGCCCCGACTTCAGCTTCTCGTTGGCCTCACGCTGGGCTTCCTCGTAGGCGTCCAGCCAGTCCAGCAGCACGTCGGTCTCTTCGACGGTGCACGCGTCCCAGTCACGCGGGCGCATGTGCAGCAGGTGCGCGGCGTCGCCGAGCCGTCTCAACCGGCGATCGGCAGCTCGGCTTTTCCCTCTTCATCGGGGTCCTCGTAGGCCGCCGCGATCTCCTCGTCCAGCTTCTCCAGGACGGCCGCCAGCTGGTCGGCGGGCACCGAGTCGGCGACGTTCTCCCGCATGAGCTGCAGCTCGCCCTTGGAGTGCTCGAGGGTGAGCTCGTCCCAGGCGAAGTCGACGTCGTCGAACTTCAGCGTCGGGTGCTCCCGCTTCAGGTACAGGTACAGCAGCGCCCGCCGGCACTTGCTGTTGCCCTTCTGCACGTCGACTGTGAACTCGGAGAAATTCCGGCCGGTGTACCGCTCGAGCATCTCCCGCTCGGCAGACATCAGCTTCTTCGGGTTGTACCTCCACCTCTTCGGCTCTTCGCTGCCCTCGGGCGTGTAGACCAGATACATGGGTGTCCCCCCTTATCGGGCCCGGTTCGCGATGCGCCGGGCCATGTCTTCCATGGCCGCCTCGACGGCCTGCTTGTAGATCCCCTCGCGGCCCTGGAACGCCCGGTCGAACCACTCCAGCTTTCCGCGCTGCTCGACCCACACCTCGCGGTTGCCGTAGACAGGGTGGCGCCAGCCGCGGGCGCGGTTCGTGCGCTTGGGCGCATTGGGGAAGCCTCTGATGTTCTTGGTCTTGAAGGCCTTCACGCGAGCGCCGGACCATCGGCCGCCGAGCTTGACCTCGGGCCGGATCTTCCGGGCGATCGATGTGCGCAGGGCGGGCGTCGCCCCGTGCAGCGAGACCATGCCCATGATGGAGCTCTTGGCCTGCTCGGCGCCCGGGCGCAGGGCGTCACGCATGTTCGCGGCGAGCTCCTTGCGCAGCTGCTTGCCGTCCTCCTCGGCGCGGATCGCCCGCACCAGGGCGGCCAGGCCCTGGTGGGTCTCCACGCCGAGCGAGAACGGCGGCCCGCCACTGGCCATCAGGTTGTCGCCCTCGTCACGGCACCCGAGGTGGGGAAGCCCAGCGACACCGTGGCCTCGTCGCCGACCGACCCGGTGATCGGGTTCCAGCCGTTGATGAGGATGTTCCCGGTGTACTTCGGGTTGCTGGTGCCGACCGCGGCCTGGTCGGCGCGCACCTCGAACGGCACGACCGTGCCCAGCAGCGGCCACATGATGGCGTCCAGTTGGGAGGCGGCGAAGTCCTGCAGGAACTCACACGACAGCTCAGCGCTCTTGAGACCGCCGAGGACTTCCTTCCAGCCGAGGCTGGCGTAGTTCGTGACGTCCTTCTCCTCGACCTCGACGGTGAGCTCCGCCTTCTTGGTGAAGGTGTTCAGGACGTTGGAGTTGATCGACAGGTACTGGGCGAGCAGAACCATCTTCGGCACGGCTGGCCTCCCTTTCAGGCATGACGAGATGCCCGAACCCTGGAGCGGGCCGGGCCGGTGATGGGGTGATCAGCCGATGCCGAGAGCAGCGGCGAACAGGAACGACGGCGTAGTGCCGCTGATCGTCCACGCCACGCGCCACCACGGATCCGTGATGGCGGTGCCTGCGGTGCGCAGGATCTGCCCGCCCACCGCGGTCGCCGCAGTGAACGTCAGTCGGGTCGTGGGGCTGGCGAACGTGTTGTCGACGGAGGACTCCACGCGCGCGGTGATGGTCGGCGTCGCAGTGCCGGCCACGGACAGGACGTGCAGCGCAGCGTACATGCGCTTGTTGGCCGCCACGGCGCCGATGTTAAGGCCGGTGCCCGTGCCGGAGGCGGTGCGGGCGGTGCCGGGCGGGTGGGCGAACTGGCCGCGCACCAGCGGCCACGACGACTTGGCCGTGCCGGTCCAGGGGGCGATCTCACCGACCGCGTCGAACAGCTTGTAGTCCGAGCGCATGGCCTGCATGAAGTACGCCAGATCGCCCACGGCCGCGGCGTTGTTCGCACTGACGGACCAGGGCCCTGTGCCGCCGAGCTGCGCCCAGGACGCGTCATCGACCTTCGTGGAGTCCAGCGCTTCCCACTGGCCCTCGCCGGAGAGCTCCGCCGAGGCGACACCGCCCATGACCTCCTTCCAGCCGCCCGAGCCGTAGTTCGTGCCGTCCTTGGACTCCACCTCGGACGTCAGCTCGATCTTGTTGGAGTTGCTGGTCAAGTCGACGCCGACCGCGAAGCACCTGACGTTGGTCAGGACGGTCTTACTCATCGTCGGCTCCCTTCGGGCGGCTCTTACGGCCGCGCGAGGCCGGCTTGTCGACGACTTCCTCGGCGACGCCCGAGGCGACCAGGTGCGCGCCCTGCGCCGTCGGCACGTCGACCTCGTCGCCCTCGGCCGGCCACGGCTCGCCGTTGAGCTGGGCGCCCTCGGGCATGCCCTGCGTGATGCGGATGCGCATCATGTCCTCCCGTCTCCGATGACGCGGACGGCGAGCTCGGCGCCGACGTAGCTGGCGCCCGCGTGCTCGTACCAGCGGTAGCCCTGCACGCGCTGCAGGTGGATGTCGTCAGCCAGGCCCCCGAGGGCCAGCTGGCCGGGGGCGCCCCGGGCCGTCTCGAACGCGGCCTTGAGCGAGGCCGCCCCCGCGCCGGACAGCATTCCGTCAAGGATGCGCTGAGCGGACCGGTCGTCGGCTCGGCCCGCCAGCACACGGCAGGTGATGAGCAGTTCGTCGGTACCGCGGCCCATGGTCTGGTCGTAGTTGACGTCGACCTCGCCGACGAAGAAACAGGGTGCGACGACCGAGTCCGGCACGTAGCCGGTGCACGTCAGCTTGCCGATGCCATCGGGCAGGACGATGACGCGCACCGCGTCCGCGATGGCGTCGCGAATGGCGGAGATCTGCACCGTCGCCCCCTTATCCGAACCCGGGCAGGATGAGCGGCTCGATCAGGTTCCACACATCCGGATCCCGGCGGGACAGGTTGCGCACGCCCCACTCGGCCGAGCCGATGATGCCCTCTGGGCTGTCCTTGCGCTTGTACAGGCGCGATGCCTGGAGCAGGGCGGCCTCGGTGATGTCATCCGGGACGGCGGGCCAGCCGAACCGGGCCGTGACCCGGACGCGCGCCGTGTAGGTGCCCCAGGTGCCGTGGACGCGCAGCAGGCCTGTGATCGGCCGGCCGTCGGCCAACGCGTTGTCTGGCTGCGTCTCGTAGCCGGTGACGGCCGTCCAGGAGGTCCCGGAGCCGGTCTCGACGACCAGGCCCGTGACGCTGCCGACGTCGTCGACGAGCAGCAGCTCGCCGTCGTCCTCGCACACCGTGCGCCCGCTCAGGCGATACGTGCGCTGGACGACCGCGGCGTCCAGCCAGAAGCGGCGCCCGCACGTTTTGTCGATGCTGCGGGAGGCGGACGCCAGCGCGCTGTTGAGCAGCGTGTCGCGGCTGGTGTCGTCCGCCTCGATGCCGAGCTTCTCCTTGAGCGCGGCCAGCGTGCCGTACTCGTTGGCCACCGCGCATCACTCAGCGGGAGGCGCGGCCGGCGCTTCAGCCGAGGCAGGCTCAGCCGGAGGCGCGGTCGTG